GATATACACTGGTAGTAGTAGTTTGGTGCGACTTTTTTAAACTTGACAGCACTGTCAATAAGTCCGTGCTTGAAGTGATTAGCAGATTTAAACGGACATTTTACTTCGATTACGCCTTTAGGTGTAACGATCCCATCAGGTGAGCCTCCGTAGTATTCGCTTGCAGCCATAAAAGAAGCTTTTTCTACTTTTGTTCCTGTGACCTTCTCGTAATGTTCAATCGCTACAGGCTCTAATTCAGTACCCCAATCGAGGGCTTGACCGTGAGCAGGCTCTGTAACTCCGCCAAAGTGTTCGCAAACTTTTTCTAGTAGGTAGGTTTTAGCAGTCTCAGTAAGACCTTTTTCGCCCATTATTTTATGAATCTCAGAGCTAGTAATTTTACCTCTCCGTAACTGAAACCATTCTTCTGATCTTTGTTCAATTAACATAGTTGCATTTTTTTAAGTAGCAGTTCACCGAAAGTAAGCTGCTTGGCTGTATGTAAATATTTTGTCATCTCCTCAAAACCTAATTCAGATGGATCTTTACCTCCTAATTCAATTAAGTAAACGTCCTTACCTAAATTAATTAACTCTAAGGCATAGTTAAAAGACTCCTTCAATGCATCATTATCGAGTGCTAGGTAGACGGTCTTAACATTATTCTGTACTAACTTAAGCATTAAAGCACGCGGGATAGTTTTACCAAATAACGGAATAGCGTTTCTCTTTAGTGCGATAGCGTCAAAGATGCCTTCACACAAAATAACAGGGACGTTCCAATTAATAAAGTACTCTAAACCGATCAACTCATTCTTATTACATGAAGGAGCGTTGTACTTACGTGCTGGATCTCTCTCAAAAGACCTAGAAATAAAATAATTTATGCGGCCGGTTTTGCTGTAAGAAGGTACTATTATAGAATTAGCATACCTACCCCTTTCGCAATAACCTATATTATATTTTAAAATGTCTTCTTCTGTAATGCCCCTATTCTTGACATAGGCTTTCGCTTGACGATATACTAGCTTAGTACTACTCTGTGATAGAGATACGAATTCTTTCGGCAATTCAACAATAGAATACTTTTTATCTTCGACCTCTACCTTACCGTCAGGAAAGTAGCTTTTCATTTCGGTAATCTGAGCCGGGCTTGCTTGTAGCTTTCTCAGCAATGAAACTAGACTACGTCCTTTAGTGGCAGGTTCGCAGGTCCAACAATGATAGAAGCCGCTCTTAGGGTCTATTTCAAGTTTTGGCTTATGATGCTTGCAGAACGGACAATGAAAGGCATGGTTACCTTTTGTTGAAGGCTTTGATTTACCTAAAACACTATGTAAAAGTCCAAGTACTAAACGGGATTGCTCCATGTAGAATAATTCTCTTACATATAATATAAGGATTTATTCTGGTTCTACCAAATCCCTGCGAAAGAACTTAGCGAGAACGTTATCATTATATGAATCTTCTCTTAATAGAACTCCATTTATGCACTGAAAATGTACTTCCCAATAAGTAAGCTGTTTTTTATTGAAACAAAACTTTAAAATCTTTCTTTTAAAATTATCTACACCTTGCTCCTCTATTTCCTTAAGCATTGTTTTATTTGATCCCCAATAATCTAACCAATTAGATTCTTTTATTACTAGCCTCTTTGTAGGTTTCTTCCCCGGACCTGTGTGCTCGGCTAGCTCTTTTTTAGTTAACTTTTTCTTTGTATTCGAAAAAAGTGATTTTTTGCCGATATAAAATTTTCCTGTCTTAGTATTGGTAATTTCATATACAAAACCAATACAGCCTTTGGGGAAATTTTCTACAGAATCGTATTCAATCAATTCTTCTCCGTCAAACGTAAACCATTTTTTTAACATAAAAATTTTCTTTAACTATCCCACTTGACTATAAAAGTCATATCCGTATTGGCAGGGATGGGGTAAGGTGTGGCGAGCTTACCTACAACGAGAAGTTGGTTGTTTTCGTTGTAGAGGCCTACTGTCGTAGCATAAGGGCGGAATGATGACCCTGTCATAAAGTCGTAGATTGCCCCGTCTACAACTTGACCAAATGAGCTACTGATTGGCGTCCCGGATCCGCTTACGGGGCCGAAAAAAGGTAGTGCTCTAGAACCGGAAATAATTAGTTTTTTGATAAAGACTGATGGGTTCTGAGAGAAATTAAAATCGTTCTCAGATACCCTACACTTTACCTCGTTTTGAAAGATTGTAGTTTCGGCTGTTAAAAATAACGTATAAGACATCTATAACTAATTATGGAATTAAAGATACTTTCTTCCATCCTACAAATGATCCGGAGAAGGCATAGAAATATAACATAGACTCGGACACTGCTAGGTCTCCTGGATTTCCTGATGGTAATGGATTGAGGTCGGCTAGATGTAATACTTGTGAGATTCCTACACTACCGCTCACGTCTAACGGGTACTGTGGGCTGAACTGGTTAATACCTACCTTACCGTTGGTTACAGGCCCTGCAACTGGTGTTCCGCTCAGATTAAATTGTGAGCCGGTAGCATAAATTATACCTCCTAGATTAATTGCATGGTTGATATCGTTTGGTACAGTTATACCGGTACCTAATACGATATTATTTACTCCAGGTCCTGCTGCTCCGCCGCCGCCAACCCTTTGCCCTGCTTTATATCCTATAAAGGTCGAGTAAGATGCGCTAGCTGCATTAAGTCCTGCTGAACTACCTACAAATATAGATTCTGAAGCATACGTTGCTCCTGCTCCTGCTAATCCGCCTATAAAGTTTGAATTAGATGCACTTATTGCATTTTGTCCAACTAATGCTCCAATAAAATTAGAACCTCCTGCTGCGGATACGTTCTGTCCTGCGAAGTATCCTATGAAGTTTGAGTTTGTAGAACCTGTAGCTCCAAAGCCTGCACTAACTCCGATAAAAATAGAATTATTAGCATTTGCAGCATCCTTACCTGCATTACTTCCTAGGAATATCCCGTCTATCAAGCTAAAGCCTTTTGTTGAAGGATTAGTAGAGTATAAGCTAGAACCGGATAAAGAAATAGGATGAGATGCAGTTAATGCGTTTGAAGCAGATAAAGCGTAGGAGCTACTGAATGCAATAGATGAAGATACGCTATACGAACTGCTTAATGCATAAGAAGAGCTTATAGTAAAAGATGAAGTAGTTGCGAAAGATGAAGATAAAGCGTAAGAACTACTTAGCGCATAAGATGCGGATATCGTATTTAAAGAATGAGAGGCTGTTATAGCGTTAAGGGCCCAGCTCGAAGTTCCAAATAGAGATCCTGTATTAACGTTAACGACGAAAGTAGAACTATCTCCTTTAGTAAATGTAAGTATATTATTAACTGCAGAAGCGGTAATCAATAAAGAAGAGGTATCAGTTGATCCTCCTCCACCTCCTCCGAACGCAGATGAAGCGGTATAATATAGGCGACCGGTAGTTGTATCTACAGTAACTACGTTGTTTTGAACTGTAGTTGTTAGACTAGGAATACTGAAGGTTCCGCTAAGGCTAACGGCTCCAGAAATACTAACTGCGCTTGCGGATAGATTAGCTGCAAGCCAGGCAAAGTTACCGTCTCCTTCATCAAATGCGAGAGGTGCGTCTTTGATATATGTAGCTCCTGTATTAGCGCTAGAGGAGACGCGGAATATTAGACCCATCGTTGAATTCGTTTATAAATAAATATCTCAAATTAAACTTACGGGAAAAATGCTTGATAGGCGGGGGATGTTATAATAGCCATTCCTTGTGGATATATCAGGTTTCCTACGTGAATTGCAGGTTCGGATTGTGATACGAAATAATTAGTAGCGTTAAAATATCCGTTAAGTATATATAAGCCGCTATTTGCGTTTCCGATATCTATCAAATTACCGTTTCCGTCATCTACTATACAGTAAAAAGAAGATGATAAGATAAAACTTTGTCTTGAGATTTGTTGGCCATAAACCCCTCTCGGGATTGAGATTACAGTTACTTCTGCACCTGATTGAGTTGGAAAATGGCGTACATCTGCGTCAAATGTTCCTGATGCGGCTGTAGATTGGGGGTAATTAAAGGCGCTTGATGCTGAAACCGGAAAGGATCCTGTCAGGTAGTTTGAGTAATATAAGTGACGTATTGAATAATAGTTGATCGTCTCTTGTGAGATTGATCCAGTTATAGTCACTGCACCGTTCACTCCTTTCACAACCTGAATACCGTATTCTCCGAATGAACTCGATTCAAAAGAAGAGCTGTATTTTAGTTTGATAGGAGTAGTAATAACATCTGAAGTCCTAAGACTGTTTGCTGCTCTACTCATCTTATTTTATTACCAATCTAACTTAACCCTTATTAGTGCTTCTTTTGTAAAGTCTTTTACCAGCGGTACGGACATCTTAGCTACTGCTAAAAGCTCACTTGCTTCATTATATAAGCCGATAGTTGTAATATAAGTCTGCGGGTTATAAATCATTGTTGGCCATAATACTGCTCCTGAACCTGAAGCAAATGTTGGATTAGAAGAGTAGTTATACTCTGAATTACCGATTCTTACGAATACATAATCGGATGATATTGTCTCCTCGGAATTCAGCTGAAAATTACCGCTTGCTGAAATTGCTTGGAATAACAGCGTGTTGTTAGTTGAAGTATAAGATGAACTAGCGTTTACAGACACTACTCCGTAGTTTGCTCTATCGATTACATAATTTATACCTCCCGAAACTGCCGGTAATGCAAGTGCACTAGGGTTGAGAATAATTGTTCCGATATCAGGTAAGAAGAATCCATAAGAGCCGGATACGGTGTAACCTGGTGCAATAGCTCCAGATACTGAGTTGCTAATAGCGCTACCGAAGGATCCGGATACAAGGTTGAATACTCTACCACAATCTAAATAGGTTACTGTAGTAACATTATTACTGTTATCACATAAAGTTATCTGGCCCCCTGAACCTGATAGACTAATATTAAATGTTCCCGGGAATAGCGTTTGCTTATACCTATTCCTGTCTACGTTTATCGCAAAAATATCGGGCGCACTGGAAGCGAGACCCCCGAAATTGAATCCTTGGGTAGAGCCTGATAAAGCGGGACCATACACGAGGGTTTCGTATTGACGATAGGTTGTCAGCGATGGTGATACTCCAGGTACTAGATTATTATACCATTTCGAACCTGATCCGTACTGATTACCGTATGCGATAGCGAATTGAACTGCTGCTCCGTTTGCAGAACTTTGAGTCTGGTACACGTTAAGGTAAAACGCGCCGGCGCTGATTGCAGATGTTACGGTTGAGGATGCGGTATAAAATGTTGCAAGCGTAGGCTGATTGGAGCTCCATGCCGGAGCTGTAATCGAGTCGGAGCTAATTACAAAGTCTGATGGAGCTAATCTTGTGAATGACATATTCTATTATTGATTTACTTTAGTAATTTGAACAGGAATAAACAATCTAGCACCTGAATCGCGGCCGGTTACAGTTAGTGTAGTGTATAGAGTTGTATTGCTTCCAAACAGCGTATTAACTGTCGTAGCAGTGATATTGATAGTTGTACCAATAACTGTCTTAGAAACGTTAGTACCAACTGTTTGAACTCCAGTGGCATTTAATGCAGTTGCTTGAGGAGTGTTAATACCTACTCCGTTAAATGCAGCAGTAGTTCTAACATCTCCAATTTCTGCAATATATCCGGATTGTTCAAAAGTAGAAGTAGCTCCGAGATAGTTAAGTGTTTGGGGTGTAATCGAAAGACTTGCACCTTGTCTAAGGACTATAGTGCTATACCCAATACTGATAGCTGGAAGCTTTGCTGTTCCTCTAGGGAGAGTTATGAGTTTATACTTCATAATCTCTTGAGATTCAGGGAAGGCTTGAATGATAGGCATATTTTCAATAGCCTCTCCGTAAAACGCAGATCCGGATGGATGATTAGGGTTATATAAAGTGTAGTCTACCTCATCGTCTGAGAGCGAAAACTGTGTAATCTGAAAGGAGCCGTCGTTTTGTGCTAATAGTTGTCTGCCGGTATCTGTTAAGATAGCGTCTACTACAACGGACGTGTTACTTAAATATGCCATATTTTACGTGTTTTTCTCTTTATAAATAGTGTATTTGCTTAAATTC